AAAAAGTTAAATAACAAACATTAGATTTGGATAAATTCACCTACTTTGAACTTTACTACCTAAATTTGCAATTAATAAGTGCAGATATAAGGGTAAGTAACCCTGCATATATGGCATGGGAAGCAACGGAAAGATCACATTTTGATCAGTACGGAAACTTTAAATATAAAGAGTACACAACATTCAGACGGGTTAAATATCGTTGGAATTTAAAAAGACTTCCAACAAAAAGATAGTAGTGTAGATTTTTTTCATTTTTTGGGGCCTCGGCAATAGTCGGGGCTTTTTTATTTAATTGAAAATGTAGACACTTATGTAGACACATAGAAATATCAATCATATGTAATAGCGGTTATTATTGCAGCATGGCAATATTTCCGAATATTATCAATCGTTTGTTTCCATCTCGAATGGAGCAAAGAGCGGCAACTGTACAAATAGACAGTCATCAAGACTGGATGCAGTACATTAATATTCCCGGAATGGGAAAGATTGCCGTTGTCACTGAGGAAACAGCCGCACAAATAAATGCAGTATTCGCTTGCATTGATATAATCGTAAGAACTAAGACTTTAATAAGGCCACAAATTGTAAGATACGATTTGGAGGGCAAAGTAGTTGATAGTGAACATGACCAAAACTATTTACTAAATGTTGAAGCAAACCCATACACCAGCGCAATAGAATGGGAGGAAGCATTTGTAACAAATTATTTACTTTTTGGTAGGGCTTATTCTAAAATAGTAAGGAATGGTCGAACAGGTAGGCCAAAGGAATACATTAACCTTATATCCAATCAGGTAGTTGAGAAATGGGCTGGCAGTGAAGTTATTTATGAATATCACAATCCTGAAACTGGCAAACCTGAGTTAATTAAGCAACGTGATATGATTACCATATCCGGGTTCAGCTTAGACAACAAAAAGAAATACAGCCGTACATCATTAAATAAGACCGCTTTAGAAGATTATGTTTCAATGACCAATTATGGCCGTGAAATGTATAACAACGGTACTCACATGATGGGTTTATTGATTAGTGAAGGCCCAATGTCACCCGAAGCATTAGAGTTGCTTAGATCATCAATAGAAAAGAAATACAGCGCAAAGAGTGGTCAATTAGGAGCCTTACCAAAGGGGGTTAAGTTTCAAGAGTTGAAATATAGCCTACCAATGACTGATAGTAATTTGATTGAAGCTAAAAAGCTATCAATTGAAGACATCGCAAGGGCGTTTGGGGTTCCACTTACTTTGATATTCAGAGGTGAAAGTGCCGACAATAAAGGGGATAACGAATTTAATATGTTTCTCACCACCACACAAGCCCCTTTGTGTATAAAAATGGAGGGTGAACTAAAGCGAAAAATATTTAGGTCATCTGAGAAAACACACTATGTAAAGTACGATTACAACGGGCTTGTAAGAACGGATTACAAAACAAAAATGGAGGGTTTACAAAAGGCCATAGATGCAGGGTTTATGTGTCCTGATGAAGCACGTCACGTGGTTGGGCTTAGTCCTATACCTGATGGGTTGGGTAAGATATTCCGCTTCCCTATGAACTACGTTGCAGCCCAAAATTTCCTCGATTACTTACCCAACAAAAAAGACAATGGAACTAATTAGAAGCTTCAATATAGACGAGTTTATGGTACGCAAAATAGAAGGAGACGAGCGTACAAGGGAGTTTATCATAAGCACAGATAGGAAAGATTCACACGGTACGATTGTACCAGTTGACAAATGGGATATTGACGACTTTAACAAAGCGGGTGCATTTTATTACCAACACCAAACAGGTTCAGGATGGTTCACAGATGCGAACCCTGACAATGCTTTAGGCCCCGCAACAGCTTCAATTGAAAAAAGCAAACTTATAGGGTCAGGAAAGTTTGAACCCAAAGAGCTAAACGAGTTAGCCGAAAAGATAATGGGCAAAGTTGACTATGGAACCATGAGAGCCACAAGTGTTGGTTTTATGCCTTATGGTGGACATTGGGGAAATGAGAAGTCAGGAGAAGACCCAACAGCGTACTACTTCGATGGACAAATATTAAAGGAATGGTCAATCGTACATATTCCATCAAACCCGGATGCAATTAAGAAAGCATTAGAGCCAATGAGTAATTACATGGCTAAAGCTATTGAAGCACACAAAAGCGCAGGATTTAGGAAGGATTACAAATGGGATTTAAGAAGACAATTACAGGCAAAATTATTAATTAATTAATACATTATCATGGATCAGAAATTAGAGCAATTGCAAGAAAAGTATGAAAGGTTGCTTCAGTTGCAAGTTCAGAGGAAACAAGAGGCGGCTAACATCATAAATAAAGAAGCCCCTACCGAAGAAGAGCAAAAGCGATTTGACGTTGTTGTCGATGAAGCAAAAAAAGGAGAGATTGAACTAAAAGCCCTTAGTAAACAAATTGACGATTTGAGAGAATTGGAAATTATCGACATTAGGGCAAAAGCAGCAAGGGCAAAAGAGCCTAAGAAAACAGAGGAGCAAAAAGTAAAAGAAAATTTCAGCTTTGAAAGAGCATTTGCAGCAGCCGTAACAGGACGTTGGGAAAATGCTGGCTTGGAGCGTGAACAAATGCAAGAAAACGCAAGAAACGGAAACTTTGGATGGGATCAGCACAAACTAATTTTGTCACCTGAGCAAAGGGCCGATGCTTACTCAGTATTGGGTACAGCAGCAGACGGAGGTAATTTGGTAGGAACCGAATACAGAGCCGACAAGTTTGTTGATGCTTTGTGGAATATGACCATTTTGGACAAGTTGCCAGTGGTTAGAAACACCGGATTGACACAACAACAGTCAATGGCAGTAAGTACCAGCAAGGCCACTGCCTCAATGGTTACGGAGGTTGCAAGCATCGGAGATTCTGAAAAACTGACTTTTGGATTGAAGACCGCAACACCAAAAGAAATGATAACCAAAGGTTCATTTTCCAGGATGTTGGATTTGACTTCTGCACCACAGATCAGAAACGTATTCCAAAACCAAATCATGAAGGCAATAGCCTACAAACTTGACCAGCAGTTTATTCAAGGTTCTGGGTCATCCGGTCAGATGTATGGTATTTTAGGTCTTACATCTGGTGGAGGTGCAGATCAAACTACCACAGTAGCGATGGGAACAAACGGAGGTGCATTGACCTATGCTAAATTGGTTCAAATGAGAACTGAGTTAGCAAAGGATAACATTGGAGGTTCACGAATTTGGTTAACCAACGCACAAGTTACAGGCACTTTGATGACAACCCTCAAAGACACGGCCAACACTGCATCCGGTTATATTTATATGCCAGGTGATGACAGGCTTTTGGGCTTCCCTGTTATCGAAAGCCAAACAGTGCCTTACAACCTTGACAAAGGAACTTCAACAGGCGTTTGTTCAGCTATCATCTTAGGTAACTTTGAAGAAACAGAAGTATTCCAATGGGGAAATGTAGCGATAGAATTTGACCCATACACAGGGGCTAACAATTCACTGATTTATGTAAGATCATTTAGTTTCTGGGATATGATCCACAAGAGACCAGAAAACTATGTGATTATCAAAGATGCAACCACAACTGCATAGTAATACAGGTTTTGTTTGATTAGAAATTGGTTAGGTAGGGGTGTAAAAGCCCCTACTTTTAAAAACTTCACAAAATGGCAAAGGGCAGGAAAGCAAAAATAAAACAACCGGAAATGGCAAAAGCAAAAGAAGTTGATAACGTGGCCCCAACAGAAACGCCAATTATCACTAAGGAAATAAATACCAATCCATTGAGGATAGTAAAAGCGGAGGTTTTAATTAACAACCTTTTGAATTATAGCTACGCTTGTAATAAAGGAGAGGTTCACCCATTCCCTATTCATGTAGCTGAATATTTACAAAGCGAAGGAGCCGTAAAGATAGTTAAGTAATGAAGTGGACAGGAAGCGGAACAGTTACAGAGTTGTTGACGGTCAATGATGATCTAAAGGCTTATTGTCAATTGACAGGCACAGGCACGACATACGACACTATGTTAACAGCCTTTGTTAAGACCGCAGGCGACTACTTAGAAAAAAAGGTAGGTTATCCGCTTCGCTATCCTAATGTAACGGTATTCTTTGAAACTAAAAATAGTTGTGAAATAAGACTTCCAAAGAACGTCAATGCAATAACTACATATTACTACAAAGATGGTGACGAATATTTGGAGCAAACATTTACCGACATCATACGAAACGATTTTCAATTATACAGTGAATTGTTATCGAGTGAAATAAAGAAAAACACACTTTATAAAATCGTTTGCACGGCCAATGTAAACACGTCTGAAACGATAAAAAGCATGGCAAGGGCGATAGTAGCGGAAATGTTTGAGCAAAGGGAAAATAAGCAGCTAAAGACCACAGGAGGTGTAAGTAATTGGGATAATTGGATTGACATTTATTTAGCCGGAGAAATAGCACACAATATATCGTGAGGTTCTTTTTTGACATAGGTGCAATGGATAGGCTTATTACAATCCGTAACACAAGTTCACCAACCAAAAACGATTGGGGCGAAGTTACGAGTAGTACAAATACAGATGTAACGGTAAACGCTGCCTATTCATATGAAAGCAAAGATGAAAAGAACGAGATAAAGAAGGAAAGCCAGTTTAATTATTTGTACTTCATTATTCGATATGGGATAACAGTAACACTTGAAAGTAAAGTTATTTATGAGAGTGAGGAATACGATGTAATTAATATTGAACCGATACAAAGGCAACGATTTTTGAAATTAAAGGTAAAAAGGTTTGAGTAATGGCTGATGATATAGATAGACAAATTGATTCAATAGTAAAGCAATTAGATAGGATACATAACGGTATGTATATCAACATTGCGAGAAACAGAACATTGAAAAGAAATGCAGCAAAAAGCACTGAGGCAGCAATGTATCTATTAGCACCGAGAGGCGACACGGGAAACTTGCGTAGATCAATAGAATTTTTGCCATTTAGGAAGTCAAGTGATGCTTTTATAGGCCCTAATTATCGTAAAGGCGGTAGTCATGCGCATTTGGTAAATAATGGCTTCATACATCATGTAACAAAGAAATTAGTAAGGGGTAGAGGTTATCAATTTATCCAAAAAGCTTATGACAAGACAAAAGAAACAGTGTTAAGGCAATTAACAAAGTTAGCGCAAAAGGAATTTGAAAAGATAGGCAGAAAATTAGAAGTAAGTGAGTAGTTCAACAGTAAGACTATATGACGCATTAAAGACCGAGTACCCAAATAAGGTGTATTTAGGGCAGTTTGACCAAAGCGCAAATCTAAGGTCAACGGATAGCGTAGTAATGCTGGAAATGATCGACCAAAACCCAAGTTATACAAAGGACTTAGCGAAAAGAGATCAAATAAACTATAAGATACACGTTGTTGGTGCATTGCAAAAAGAAGTTGAGCAAAAAGCCAATGAGATAAGGGATTTAATAGAGCCTTACAATGACGAGTATATATACTTAATGAAGTTTGAGGGCATAGAAACAATCTATGAAGATGAAGCGGAAACTTATAGGAAGGTTGTAAACTTTATTTGCTTCCCTAATCAGGCAGGGACTAATATACCAACAGGATATTGGGAGCATTTAGTAAGGTTTTATGAAAATTCAGGTACACCGCAGTATGAAGTATTGAACCAAAACGAATTAAACTATTTACCAATGGTTTGGGGTTATGGTTCTTATCCAGGCTATTACATTTGGTCAGTTAACGATAACACGTTTCTACAAAATGACATTGAATTTTATCAACAACTACCTAATGATGGTTCATTAGTTAATGATACGAGCGTAGTATGTTCAGTTGATGCCCGAATAAATGTAGCGAAGCAAGGGTTTGGGAATACATTTGATAACTGCATAATATTAATTAGAATTCGCAAAAGTGCGATAGGTTCAATAGGTGGATCATGAACATAGAGTTAATTAAAGATATACCCGAAAGAGGGCGTAGATGGGTGGCAGGAGTTACAGTGTTTGGAGTTGATAGAGCCTATTTTCAAAAATACATTGATTCCGGCCACATTAGGGAGGTTTTCGACAAAGAACCGATATGGAAGCAAGGAGAAGAAGAAAGTGACGAAATAAGCGAGTTTAAAGAGCAAAAACGGAAAGAAGTAAAAGGGCATAGAAGAAAGAAGCGTAGAATTTTTTAACGTTAAATCTTTATACAATGCCTACAACGGGAATAGTTAACGGCCATTACATGAGGCTGAAAATAGAGGGAGCGGCCATTGCCCGTTCGACATCATGTAAGATTGAATTTAAAAACAAAGTGCGAAGTACTGCACACAAAGACACAACAGGGGGCTGGCAAACAAACGGATATGGGGAATATTCCGGTACGTTTTCAGGAGACTTTTTAGTTGAGGAAACAGCCGGAAACTTTGAGGATTTATGGGATTTCTTCAAAGCTGGTACAAAGGTAACAGCCTTGTTTGGCACGTCCACAAGCGGTGATACAACCTATTCAGCAGAGGCGGTTATTGATTCGCTAAACATCACAGCAGACGACAACGAAAACGTAACAGCTTCAATAAGTGGTGTATTTGATGGTGAGCCAACCAAAGGCACAGTAGCATAAGTCTTCAAGTCCTTTACATACTTTCCGAGGGGGTGTAAAAAGCCCCCTTATTTAAAAAAACAGTTAATTAAAAATCACAATAAATGAGTTCACTATTAGGAAGACAAGTCGAGATCACAAACACCAAGTTATTAAGGTTTGCAAAAGAAAAGGGCATTAAGGATTTATCACAGTTTGATGCATTAGATGTTATCGACATGATGGAATTGATAGCTTATTGTTCTGACATTCCAATTAACGAATTAGAGGAAGCATTTGATGAAGACATAGCATTTGGCCAGATAATGGCGCAATGTGTCACAGATAGCTTTGAAAGCGGAAAAAAGCCGAAGCCCAAGCCGTTGAGGAAAAGCCGTTAACACTATTCGAGTATGAACGGGCTGCCTATTATTATGGTATGACAGTTCAAGACTTTGGGAGTGCCACGATTGGGCAAACATTAATGTTCATTGATGAACGGCAAAGGAGAGAAGCGGACGAGTGGAAGTCCAAACTGAATGAGTTTAGGATAAACAGATTGAACACATGGATAATAGCAAGGACATTCGGATTAAAGCAAAATAAACCTGAGGAAATGTACAACCTACCAGACGAACAACCTACAAAGAAAATAGACCCATTTAGCAAAGAAGCAAACGATTTCTTTGAGCGTATGGACAAAGCAGAATATAAGGAAGTTGCAGTAGGTAGTGAATTAGCAAAAAGAATAAGATAATGGCAACAGCAATAGGTAATTTATTCATTAGGATTGGAGCCGACACAAAGAAACTTGATGCGGATTTAAAAGCAGCACAAAGGCGGTTAAAGAGTTCTGCTAAAGAGTTTAAGAGCATTGGAGCCGATCTAAGCCAAACAGTAAGTTTGCCTATTATAGCCATAGGAGCCGGAGCGGTTAAAGCCTTTGGTGACTTAGAAGCCTTACAAAAAGGTTTGATTTCTGTTATGGGTTCTGCTGAGGCAGCAGGCAGGGAATTTACTAAGCTAAAGGAAGTTGCAAAATTACCCGGATTAGGATTAGAGGAAGCTGTAAGGGGTTCTGTAAACTTGCAAAGTGCGGGGTTTAGTGCAGATCAGGCAAGAGAAGCATTGCTTCAATTTGGTAACGCATTGGCCACAGTTGGTAAAGGTAAGAACGAATTAAACTTAGTAGTATTAGCCCTAACCCAGTTACAAAACAAAAGCAGTGGGTTTGGCCAGGATTTGAGGCAGTTAGTAGAACAATTACCACAGCTAAGAGGGGCTTTAACTAATGCTTTTGGCACAGCGGATAGTGAGGCCATTGCAAATTTAGGAGTTACCGGAAAGCAGGTAGTTGAAACGCTTATCACTGAGTTTGGAAAGTTACCGAGGGTAAGCGGTGGAATAAAAAATGCTTTTGAAAACTTATCGGATAGCACAAAGATTGCGTTTGCAAATTTGGGTGAAGCATTAAATAAGTCTTTGAACATTGAAGGCTTGTTAAATAGGATAAGCAACTTTGTAACTAAGGCAGCGGAAGCATTTTCAAGACTAAGCCCAGGCACACAAAAAGCGATTATAGCGATAGCAGGATTAACGGCGGCGATAGGGCCATTATTGTT